GGTCACTATACTCGTAAGTTTGATCGCGAAACGCAAACAAAAGAGCGCGTACGTTGGGCATGTGTTACAGGTACTAGCTACGTAAAGGTTTATTGGAACGCCAAAAGTGAAGTAGTAATGCCGTACCGTAGCCTGGACACAGGTGAAATTACTGGGTATGAAAGCCTTCCGCTTGGTGATGTTGAAGAAGAGATCGTCCCTTGCTTCAATGTATTCATGGATCCGAAAGCTGCCCGTGATGAGGATGTGCGCTTTGTTATCCATGCCAGCATCAAGCCACTCAGTTGGTTTGTAGACAATTACGGTGAAGCTGGTAAAGGTGTACAAGCTGATGCGCTATCTGGTGTAAATGCTGGTTACGTAGACTCATACCTTGAGGGTGCTAACGGATCTGGTAATGGTTGGGTGCAGCCGTCTAGCGCGCGATTGAACAACACAGATACAAAGAAGCATGCTGCAATTGTGTTTGAGTATTGGGAAAAGGCTACTGCTAGGTATCCAAAGGGACGTTACATAGTAACGACTAATAATAAGCTGTTATACGCTGGCGACTGGCCATACAAGAAGCGTGATGAGTTTCCTTTTATTCCATTGCGTTGGCAACCACGATCAGGCACTAGTTACGGTCATAGCCTTGGGTTTGACTTGACTCCGCTGCAGTTGACATACAACCGTATATATAGTCGTGCGCTTGAGCAGTTTGAGCAGAATAAAGACTACGTCATTGTTGAGCGTGGATCTAATATTGGTGCTGAAGCGTTTCAACAGACTAGTGATGACATTGATGACAAGAGTCGAATCTATCGTAAGGTTTATCACAACCGTGGTACACAGCCACCACAAATTATGCGCGCACCTGGCATTAGCGCAGACCTCTTCCCATTCATGCAGATGATTGAGAAGGATATGCAAGACATTGCAGGATTGCATGACGTAAGTCAGGGTCAGGCGCAAGCCGGTACACCAGCTGAAGCTGTGACATTACTCCAGCGCGCAGACAACACGCAACATAGTTACATCCGAGCTGATATTGAATCCTCTATTGCAAAAATCAAAGAGTGGGAAATTGCACTCGTTGATCAGTTTGCTGTGGCGCCGTTTATCGGCTCTGTTGATGATCAAGTTAATCCACGTAATGAAGTCCAACAGGGATTGATTACGTTCGACAATATCCGTAACGGTGGTCAATACCGTGTGATTTACATCCCAGGTTCATCACAACGTGAGAGTGATGACCAAAAGTTGCAGAAGGTAATTATGTTGAGGCAGATGGGTCTATTTGGTGATCCTAATGACCCAGAAACTAATGCTCTAGTTGTACGTATGCTGCAGTTACCTGAAACGTCTGACATCCTTCAGAACCTTTCGGTACAGGCTCAAAAGCAACAGATGATGCAAGCTCAAATGATGCAGATGCAACAAGCGCAAATGCAGAACCAAGCTCGATTTAATCCTGAAGCTGAACAGATGAAGACTCAACTCGACATGCAAAAGATCGAACATCAGCAGCAGTTGCAAGCTCAAGCTGACATGATGAAGATGCAAGAGCAGAGCCGATTGAATACAAACGATTACGCAGCGAAGGCTATTGCCGACGTTAGCAAGGACTTGCTTACACCGGGTAAGCAGGATAAGTCACCTACCCCGTCTGTGGGACAGCAGAACAAAAATAAACAGTAGGTGTGCTAAGATAAGGAGTATCTGTTAGATGCCAGATGAGATGGAGATGCGTAGCGCGGACTCCCCAGCCGCGCCTGATGGCAATACAGGTGGTTTGGCAAATGCGGTCTATGACTTTGTTCGGGATAACGCCGGTTCCGAAGACTTTTCCCAACAGGCGACACGGGAATATAACAGTCCAGACGCAAGCGACAATGATGGTGGATATGACGATCTAGATTACGACAACATTGTTAATGATGTCCTTGGTCTAGAACAGAAGAATCCATATGTTGAATCTGTCCCTGATGACAGAGGTGCCGTACCTTACGAGCGATTTCGTGAAGTAAACGAAAAAGCTCGTCAGGCGCAAGAGTATGAAGACAAACTCTCGCGATGGGGCCGAGTCATCGAACAGTTTGAGCAGCAAGGCTATACGGATGCAGATGCAGTTGACGCAGCGCTTACCCAACAGCGCGTGGATCAAGAAGACATGCAGCTGCGCCAGTATTACGCAAATCTTGCCGAATCACAGGGTGTAGATCCGTATGTTGCAAACATGCAGATGGAGGCCGAAATGGCCAAACGTCAGTATGAGCGACAGATGGAGGAAGTCAATAGTTATATGTTGATGCAGCAGCGTGATGTTGCTGTTCAACAGTATCCATTGGCCAACCGCGCACCCGCTATGGTGGACAACCTTATTGCCGCAGGGTTTGACCCTTACGAGGCAGCCGAGGCTGTTCACGAGCAAGTGAGAATCATCACATCGTCTCTTATTCCTGAAGTTGCAGCAAAACTCAAGAACCAGTCACGCGCACCACAGCCTATGGGTGGAGGAAACTCTGCTCGTATGCAAGCACCGCAAGGTGGGCCGGCGCCACGTCAGGGTATTGCATCATTGCTTGGGATTTCACGAAACCGTAACGTAATCTAAGAGGTATAAAATGCCAGTCGCATCTGGAGCAGTATTGCTCGACACACAAGCTTTGACGCTTGCAGATCAAGCGATCATTTCGAATGATCCATTGGTCAAGGAGATCACAAAATCTCTTCATAAGACTTGGAATGCTCTCAAAGACATTCCTCTCGTAACGAACCCAAGCCTTCGACAGGTTGGAACTCGTATGACGAACCAGGCAGGATCGTTCCCAACGATCAACTGGGCGACCATTAACGAAGAACCAGTAGTCAGCAAGGGTAAACCAAAGCAGTACGAAGAAAGCATGTACCTGATCCGTAATAAGATCCAGGTTGACCACGTGCTTCTCGACCAGCCAAACAACATCATTGACCCAGTCGAGATGCAGATCCAGTACTACATGGAGTCTCTTGCGTATGACTTCAATGATAAGTTCATCAACAATTCGCCCGTCACGGGCGATCAGGATTGTTTCCCTGGTCTTCGTTATCGTATGGATAACTTTGATCAGTTTGACATTCCTGGTGAAATGCGTGTTGACGGTGGTGGCGTTGACCTTACCTCTACTGGTGGAAACGCATTTATGGAAAAACTTCAGCAGCTCATGGACAACATGAACAGTCCTGATGGAGAAGGTATCGTTTTGTATTGTTCAGAGCGCATGAAGCGCCGTATTGAATTTGCAATCCGAGCTATGGGTATCGGTGCTGGTTTTGACATCACCAGGGATAACTTCGATCATCCTGTCGAGATGTACAAGGCTGCTAAGGTACGTGCAGTCGGACGTAAAGCAGACGGTGTAACTCATATCCTTTCCGCAGAGAACGCAGCTGGTGTTGCAGGCTCCGGTAACTTTGAGTCCATCTTTGCAGTTCGTTATGGAACCGGTTATGTCACAGGATGGCAGCCAGGCCCATTCAAGCCGACTTACCTTGGTCTATCCAAGGAAAACGGCGTTCTGCACAATATCGTTTTTGACTGGGGAGTAGGTTTGTGGCAACCGCACGTTCGTGCTGTTGGTCGCCTCTTCAACGTCAAGGTTGTTTAAGGAGATAAATTATGGCAGCTGACGCACTATTGGCTTTTAAAACAAGCACTAAATCTAAAACAGCTGGAGGAGCTACTACCACCACATTTGGTGCTGGTACTACTCTTGCTGACGCAGATGCACCGCTTAACATCACACCTCAAGTTCAGCTCCGTGAAAACGGACTGTTCGTCAAGGTGATGATTCAAGCAACCGGAGTCACTCAAGCTTCTGGTACTGGTTTTGTTCAGTTTACTGCAGCCCTTAAAGCTAGTAAGACTGTTAACGGAACATACACTGCTGTTCACCAAACACCTAGTGATATGGTCTACTTGCAAGCACCAACGGCAGCAACAAACACATATAGTGGTAAGACTAACTTCACCATTTATATCCCTATTGCTGCACCATCTGGGTTTACAGATGCAGCCAATACAGTACAGGATCTGTATACGTTCTTTCGTGTTGATGTAGGTGATTCCTATGGTGGTGCTACTTCTCCATCACTTGGTGCATACACCTACAAGGTACAGATCGTATCTGGTAAGGATGGCGGTATCCTTTAATGACAAGGGGAGAGATCAAACGTAGAATCCGTCTTTTGGGACGGCATTACTTCGGGTCTGAAAACGATCAGGATCCGTTTGGTCTCGACCTACTCATTATTGAGGTTTGCAACCAGATTGCTAGGTCTACTGATTGCTACATAGGCAAAAGGTATCTAGATCTGGTTGCAGACCAAGTTGCTTACTGTGCAAGTGACCTATATAAGGTTCGCAACATCCAAGTACTATCAACATCAGGTGCCTATGAGCGCATGCGTATCTGGGATGCTTGGGACAAAAAGGTAGATATGGTGAGAAACGATGGCTCTGGCGCCTATCCATCTCACGCAGTCATCTTTGGTATGAATAAAATTGAAGTCTATCCTCCACCGTCTAGCGATATCACAAATGGCTTGATGATAGAAGGTTACGGTATCCCTGGGGACTATTGGGTTTACGATACAAATGGTAACGCTGTGGCCATGTCAGACAGCTCTGAATGCCCTTTACCAGAAGTATCCCATGATTGCCTAGTGTATGGCGTGTTGGCCAACAGGGCGCTCCAGGAAGGGGATGCTAACGCATTCCAGATGTATAACTCACAATATGATAACCGTCTAGGACTTGTCGAGTCGTACGCCGCTACGTACGCAAGGAAGGCAGTCTAATGGCACAAACTATGGCGCAGTTGCGTCGTGAAACCTACAAGATTTTAAATGAGGCCAATAACACCACTGTAGGTGCATTGGGCGATGGCACCGGCGGTGTTGTTGCAAGCTATGACAGCGACTCCACAATCAACATGTTTATTGCTGAAGGAGTTGCTGAGTTATGCCGTTCATGTGTAGCCTTTCCTGTTACTGGTACGTTGTCTTTTTTGTCCGGTATACGGACTGGTTTGATTCAAAGCATGACCACACCAAGCCCGGCGCTTGCGACTCTGTGGTTTCCCATCGATGTCCTGATTGGTAGTACGCTATTAACTCATACCGGTGAGTCTAGCTTACGGGCTAATGACTTGTCTTACGCATCTACTACGGTAGCTACTTCGGCCAGTGTTACTCATTGGTACAGGCAAGATAACTACGCAATCAGCTTGTATCCATATGTTGTAGGCCCAACCACGGATATTACGGTGCGTGGTTACGGTATTCCTAACTGCGCTCTTAGTGATGCAACATCGTTTGACTTTATCCCTGATGATCTACTACGCCAGGCGTTGCCGGCTTTTGCAGCTACTAAAGTCATTATGAAGAATATAGATGACCCTACATTAGCTAACCGAATGTTCTGGAAGACCTGGTATGACACTGTACGTATGAAGTTATATATGCAGCTAGATACTGGCCTTAGACGTCCAGGTGGCCCGTTTGCAATCCCTCCAGTGGTGGCACAGTAGTGAACGTAGCTTGGGGTCGCATGGCGATAATTGCGCTGGCTGCTTTTATTACATCGGCAGCTCCTGAATTTGATGCCGCGTGGAAATCTCAAAACATCTCTGACACAGCCACTTATGGTACGGTGACTAAGACTCTACTGTTGTCTAGCGTAGAAGGCATCCGTGCTGGTATACCCGCTATGGCAACTGCGTTGATTGCTTTCTTTATGAGACAAGATAGTAATCTTCCAGTGTTTACTGCTAAGTTACCGGAGGTGAGAAAAGTCAGTGAAACGACGAGGGACATCGATGGATAAGTTACAGATCGATTTGAATACACTACTTGCTGGCTTCATCGGTGCTATCATTGGCACCGATTGGTATAAAATCAAAAATTTATTGCAGGGAGCCATCACAGTATTGTCTGGCACTGCGTCAGCAATCTACTTAACTCCTATCATGGCACACCAACTAGGCTGGGAGCAGCCACATCAGATGATCGGGCTATCATTCCTGCTTGGCACACTTGGTCTGCGTACTGTACAAGCTTTCAACCTATTGATCGAGAAGTCTTTAAAAAAGGTGAGTGAATAACAATGAGCTGGCTAAGTAAGTTATTGAAGAAGACTACTAACGTTCCTGAAGTCAAGATACCTTTTGGTGAAGCTATGATTCTCAGTCAGATTGCTGACAACCTAGACTTTATGAGTGTGGGTGACCTTGAGAAGTTGCGGGACCTTGCGATGGTCGCTATTGATAAGCGGAAGGTGAAGAAGTGAACTTTAAGAATTTCCGCATTGAAAAAGAACCTGCGCCTTCTACCGACTGGCGTGTCTTTGGCGAAGTATATGCTAATAATGGGTCGTACATTGGGTCCTTTGGTGAGAACGGCACTAGTGTCAATATGTGGTGGGTATCTCAAAGCATCGACTTTCAGACACAAATCGTTAATCAATTTGCTATCGTTATGGCGCAAGAGATGGCGGCAGGGACGGCTGAATAATGGCAACATATTATGTTCGTCCAGATGGTAATGACGCTAACACCGGGTTAGGTTCATCTGCCGGGCAAGCGTGGTTAACAATCACTAAAGCAATGGGAGCAACCGGCATTACGTCTGGTGATACCGTTTACGTTGCTCCGGGTACCTATCGCTCGTCTTCTGGTTTTACTATTGCAACAAACTATTCTAGCGCAACGCAAATGCTCGCTGATCCAACAGGCGCACAGTTTAGCGGTATCCCTGCTGGCCCGGTTCGATTGTCTGTATTTACACCGACAGATACATCTGCTGGTACGTCTAACAATGTACTTTCCGGTACGACAAATAATTTGACAATAAGTGACTTTGAAATTCACGCATATACAGGTTTTGGTATTTCTATAACTGGTTCAGTCGGCATAGTTATTCAAAGATGTATTTTCTTTGGAGCTAGTGCAAGTAGTAAAAGTGCAATACAAATTGTATCTACATCAGGAAATACAATTGGAACTGCCAATCGTATTTTGCGAAATATTGTTTTTGGTTTTCGAGATGGAATAAATGTAAATCACAGCACAAATGATGGGCTAACTGGATACTACGTTTATACACAAGATAACTTTATTTGCGGATGTACTAGATATGGAATTTTGTTAGGAAATATCGGTAACATTTTTTCCGGCAATGTATTTGGCACACATATAACAACAAATAATATTATTGCGTGTATAAACGATACTGGCATAATGGAAGTTGGTAGTAATAATGCGACAACAGTTGCACTAACCTATGCTAATAATTTATTGTTAAATTGCGCTATTGCACAAACTACTGTTAGTGGAGCCAATGGTACTACAGTTATTAATTCACGAGCAATAAATTGTGCAAGTAATGGTTTTTTGGCTAGTTTTGTAACGTGTCAAACTACTGGTATTCCCGGTATTGATATTGGGCAAGGGTATTTACATAACCTTACATCGTTGCAATTTGGTAGTAGTACATTCGGTAGTCCAAACGCTGCATTTGGAACCAGTACAAATGCTTTACTAACCGACCTATATAACGTAACGTGGACTGGTGCTACGCCAGATGCAGGTGCAATTACATACAAATCTCTGGCAACGCTCACTCCGACCTACCAACCAACGGAGCGCAACGCTGGTGTCGTAACAATCGCTCCGGGTTCGACGTCCCAGAGTATAGAGGTATATCTAGGGACTGTTGGTCTTACAGCTTCTACCGCTGGTCTATCAGCCAGATACAACCGCTCACGCACTCCTAGTGTAAACATTCCGTTAGTAGCACGTGTTATTGACGGAACAGCACCTACTGGAGGATGGACTGCTGGTGGCTTTGCTGAAGTAGATTCAGTTAATATGCCGGGTGTCTACAGGCTTGACCTTCCTGATGCCGCACTAGCGGCAGGAGCAGATGACGTTACTGTAGTAGTCAGAGGAGCATCTGGTACTAACGGTGCAGTCATGACTATCAAGCTTTCGAGTGGTGGTCTTACTGGAGCGCAGACAGCAACTGCTGTATGGGGTGCTTCGGTCTCTGGCTACACAACCCTTGGTGACTTTGGTGGAGTATTAAATGAGGTACTTGGTCTTACGTACGGAATAGATGCCGCCGTTATTCAACTTCCTGTAAATATATGGGATTATCCACTTACTAGCATAGTATCTGCTGGCACTATGGGTCAGCGTCTAAACAATAATGTACTGGCAGATGAACTCCTTGCAAGAGAAATAGGAAGTGGTTCAGGTGCAGGAGCAATCAACGAGCGGACTGTAAGGTCTGCTCTAAGAGGTTTGCGTAATAAGACTACAGTCATCAATAATGAGATGACTGTTTACAAAGAAGACGATACGAGTACTGCGTGGTCTGCTACAGTGAGTAGTAGTGATAGCAGTAAGACTATTACTGGCGTTGACCCAGCGTAGAGGTATTACATGAATCAAATCAGCATCAAACGTTTAGTGGTCGTTGTGATCGTGGCTTTTACAGCTGCTTTCACTAGTGTTTTCGGCGATGGCGTCCGGACATCC